CGCTCTCCAAGCGATTTCACATTGATATAAACCTTTAAAAGAATCAGTTGAAGGTTTCAAATTACCGGCATTAATAAATTTCGGTGTTTCAGTATTAAGTCTTGTTACAGTAAATGTTCCTTCTTTAGCTGCTGATCCATAAGATCTCGTGCTTTGAGTTAAAATTTGAGAAGCATCTGGTACAAAATCGAATACTCCGCCAATTGAACCTAAGTTCAAAATTTGAATTGAAGCATTTGGATCGATTTTTAAATTTTCGACATTTAATTTGTCTTTAACTTCATCTCTGACAAATTTTGGAAATACTTTCCATTCACTTTCCTCATCCCTTTTTAAAACTTGGTAATGACCATTTTTAATATTTGTTTTGACATGTTCTATAAATAATTGCGTTTCTTTTGTTGAAAAGTCAGATAAAACACCTTGAAACAATAAAGCTGGATTAAATTGATTAACAGCAACCATGCCTGTATCATTAAATGCAGTTGCATTTAAAGTTGAAGTATGAGAACGGAAAGTTGGGCGGTACAATTGAACATCAGATGTCCAATTCCTTTTAAAATTATACAACGTATTAACAGCTGTGTTAGCTATATCTTGATACCACCTATCATCAGTGAGATTCGTGACAAAAGCGATATGCAAAATACGCAAACCTGTTAATTGTAAGAAAGCAACCCTGGTTGGATTGTCTCTATTAAAAGTAGTTGTACCTTCGACATATTTTGACTGAATTTGTAAAAATTGATTCACATATTCAGTACAAACTTGTGATCTTGTGTCCTCAGTTGGCAAACCAGCAAAGGCTTGTGAACGAGGAGGATGTGACATTTTAAGGAGAAAATCATCATGTGGTGATCCATGAATTGTTTTCTCCTGATGATTAGTAGCAAGTTTATCAAAGGTTTGAGCCTCTGGTAAAACTTCAGTTTCGATTTGATTAGTAGCCATAAAATTAAATAAAATAAGATAATATTATAAAAGAAAATAAATAATTTATTTTTAAACAAGAGTGTCTTGAGGGAGCTCAAAGAAACCATCTCTATTAATTCCATTATTAAACAAATCATAATTAGTAGATTTATAAGCTTTTAAGAA